GATTAAAGTGACTACATACGGAAGGTGAATGCCTGTCTTCTTACCCTTCTCATCCTTGTCCTCGAAACCTTCCAGATCGAGATCTACATGGCACTCATAAATAGTCAAGCGATCATCATTGATGTCGCTAAATCCTGTTTCCTTGTCCTTTGCTTTCTGAATGTCGTCAGACATCTTCAGCGGATCAGGGAGATCAATGTCGCGGTAGAAGCCAGCTTGTTGCAGCTTCACAACCTCATTCTCGGTTTTCCGCATTACGTGCGTCAGCCGATAGCAAGTGTCAAGGTTAGACGTTCCATATGGCAGAAGTATGTCTTCTGCGGGAATAAAGATCGAAACCTGACGCCCCAGTGATGGGTCGTAGTAGACCTTCTTGAACGCAGAACCCGTGGCCGGGAGGCTCCACAGCATCCGCTCGTGTTCTGGCCTGAACTCCCGCATGACTTCGGTAAGTTCATAGTTCATGTCATCCTCGACACGAACAGCGGCTTCTTTCTTCTCTGGCGTCTCCTTGCCGAGAATCTTTGTGCGTACTGGCCCTGATGCGGGGAAAGTCTCGGTGATGGTCTCTGACTGGAACCGGATCACTGCCTCAGTGATCATGGGGTGGAACACGCCACAAGCACCATTCCAAGGTTCTGTACGTTCCTCGTATTGCAAACCTAGCAGTTTCAGACCCTCGGTGTAGGCTTTTTCCCAGTCTTTGCGTGAACCTTTGTCGTTATCGATGTCTCCCGCAAGGTCACCAGCCAGCGAATCGAGGTACTTTTGCTCAAGTTCATCGGCCAGATTGATGTTGAAATCATCCGTTTCGTCAGCTTTTTCGATAGAAAGATCCATATCCCCAGCGTGAATGTTCACCGCCTCAGGGTCAACAATCTCAATTTCGATGGGATCTTGCCCCGCACCCAACGCATCCAGCCCCATTGGAGCCTGATATAGCCCCTTGTCGATGTTCGTAGCCATGTCAGTCCTTAAAGATTGTGGGTGCAAAGCGTAGAGCAGAGTTCTTTGAACGTCAGCGAACGGTCTTTGTCAAAAAACTCCAAGGTCAGCAAGTACCTTGGTTTTGTAAAATTGTAGACGGTGTGTGGTATTTGCGTATTAAATGCGTAATACGTGTGCTGGAGGTACGGCAGTTCAATGAAGGGGAACGCAACATCTTCAGTAGAGCCTTTGAACATACAGCGGCTATCCCCGCCGTCTTCCAGCAGCATATTGATACCGACTTGTCGTACGGTGTCGGTGTGCCAGTTGTAGCAAGTGTTCTCGGGCATACGGGCGATTGCACCTAGCAGCCTGTATTTGGACATCAAAAACTGCAACACAGGATCCTGCTCCATCAGTTCTGGCGGCACAGGGGCAACGTCAAAGTTATAGTACTTATGCCACTCCTTGGCGGTGTGCGCGATCTCCAGCAACGGCTTTGTCAGCGTTGAGGATATGGCAATGGGCCAAAAGCAGTCTGTTGGGTGTGTACGCATTAACGCCTCTTCAAAGTCGCAGCGTTTGTCTTGGGGTTGTACTTGAACGCAGTGGGTTTCTTACCCGTGCGCGTACTGGCTCTGTCCAGAGCACGCTCTTCAGCGGTCATGGCATCGCGCTTCTTGCCAGCAGCGGTGAGATTGCCTTTGGCATCTACGTGCCCACGCTTTTGCAAGACCTCAAGCGCCGTCTCCCGTGAGCCGATCTGAGCCGCCAAGCGGTCAATCAACTGATGTCGGCCCATGAATTTCTGCGTGGTCATATCGGTAGTCAATAGTATGCGGCTTGTCTGCGCCTAAAGAATTTCGGTTCGTCTTTTTCGTCTGAGTCCAGTGGAACAAGCCCACCTTGGCGAAAGCGCAGGAGTGCTTGGGTGGCAGTATCGACGTAGTCGTCGTGTTCGCCAACGGGAAAAGACGCTATTTCCTCGATAACCTCGCGTGCCCAGCGTGTATCAGGAGCCCAGACTTTACCCGAAGTGAACAGATCGGATACGGCGTTCATACGAACCATCTTATCGTTGCCCCGGCTAGGCGAGAACTCACTGACCGGAACCCCGATACTGCGTAGCTCTTGTATTAGTGGTGCGCCAGCGGCTTTCTTTTCAATCAAACAAGCGTCAGGTTCCCATTCCTTGTAGTGCTTTAGGGCAACTTGCTTCAATTCAGGAAACGCCATGCGATCTTTGAACGCATCGAGCAGGATGATCTGCGGAGCGTTATTTTCTTCCTCGTTGTAGAACACACCCCACGTTGTGCAGGCGGAATAGTCCGAGGTTGTCTTGGTCTCGAACGCCGTATCCCACGACTGAATGACGTATTCGCACTTGGGCGGGTCTTCCCCGGGCCATATGCGCCAGAACTTCCGGGAAATGATGGCAGAGGTGTCGCTGGTGGGCTGCTGCATATACTGGGCGTTCCAGTATCGCGGGTCCATGTTGGCTTTTTTGTTCTTAAGCTGGTCGAGCGGCCATTGTTCAGGCCACAGCGACTTCTCCTCTGGGGTATCTTCGTCCAGAATGGCGGGAAGCTCGACAATCTCCCACTGATCGGCGTTGGGGTTCTTGGTCTGGTAGTCGATCAAGCGCCCAGTCAGGTCAAGCAGCGACCAGCGCGTCATGATGACAATGATTGCCCCTCCGGGCATCAGTCGTTGGAGCGGTCCCGTCTGAAACCACGACCATGCCGTATCAAAAGCCAGACGCGAGTTAGCCTTAACGTCCTGCTCCGAATGCGGATCGTCGATGACAAATAGGTCAGCACCTCGGCCAGCGAGAGCGCCACCAACGCCAGCAGCATAATACTGGCCCCCAGCAGCAGTTGACCACTTACCAGCAGCCTTCTGGTCATCAGCGACAATTGTCTGAGGAAAGATCTCATGATACTCGTCCCCATCGATGAGGTTTCGGATGCGTCGGCCATAGTCTTCTGACAGGGACGCGGTGTGCGTGCCCATGATGATCTTCTTATCTGGGTATTTTCCTAGAAAGTAGGCAGGGAAAAGGTAGGAAGAGAACTCAGACTTACCCATACGCGGCGCGATGTTGATGATCACGCGCTTTTTCTTACCCTCAATCACATCGGTGAAGATCTTGGCGAGCTTCTTGTGGTGAGCGCCGATCTTGAACCCCGGGTATACAGCCGAGGCAAACCCCAGCATGGAGTGCTTGGCCGCAGTAAGTCGTGCGCGAGTCTCACGAATCTCCAAGTCCTCGAACAACTCCATCTTGTCTTTGAGCGACATGGAGGGGAGCGCTTTCATCAGCGCTTCAAGTTCCCGCTTACTAAGGGTAGTAAGAGAACTGAGGTTCATGCGGCAGAGATCGAGTCTGGCGTGCTGTCTTCGGGGGCTTCTTCAATATCGATCACATCCACAACCTGCATGAACTTGTTGAGCTTGTCTTTAATGCGCTGCTCAAGTTCGTTGTCGGACATCTCAGCCTTTTTAATTTCAATCTTCTCAGTGAACAAGCCCACCTCGGTAACCTTGCCTAGCATCTCCAGCGCCTTGAGCCTGATACGAGCGTCGGGGTGATTGGTCTCTTCAATGATCTTGGCGACGGCCATGCCGCGCATACCCTTGGCCTGCTCGATGAATTCCCAGTCGTAGGCTGAAAGCATGGTTACCAGATGCCTCACGGCTTCTGGCGTTTTCAACTGGGTGAGCGCGGTCTTTGTTTGATCTGCCGGGGAGACGGTTGCTAGTGCTGTGAAGACTTTACGCGCCGCGTTGGCTTGCGCTTCTTCTAGTACCTTCTGGTCATCTTCAACGCCCATCGACTCCAACCAAGCAGTTGTATTGACTTGTGCGTTGAGCATCGCGTCGGGCGTGGCCTTATCCAAAGGAAGCACGGGTTTGCGTGCGACGTCGGAAATGGGCGGATTAAAGTCTACTAAGTGTTCAAGCATATGCGTAGGGTATTGCACCTCGTTTGGGGCGAGTGTATAGTTAAATCTGTAGTGCTGCAAGCGCAGTGGCTTCCAGCCATTGCGATTCGCATTGCTCTCCCCTTGGTCTCACGACCTTCTGCCCGCGTATGCGGGCATTTTTTTGGGTTGGTGTGTCTAGTGTTAGACAAAAGAGGGCTAGATTTTTTATAATATACCCCCGGGGGGCCGTATTTTTTATAGTTTGACAAGAAATAGTATGTGCGGGTGAGGAATAGTGTTCACGTAGCATCGTCGTCGGGTCACCGAAAAGGGGATGTGGGGGGTATCTGGGGGTCGCCATCGGGTATCTCACGGGCTAAAACCGAGTATCTGCTAGGTGCTGGGCAGGGTATCGACCCCGATCAGGAAGGGGGTTTTCTACAATGAAATTGTCTCTGGTGCATAGGGCATCGGAGGCAGCAAACCAAATGAGGACAGAGTGTCCTCGAATCAACGGGCTAAGCCCAGAGGAAAACGAAATGACCAAGATCAACACCACCGCCGCATTCTCCGCCCTCGACGCATTCGCTCTGGCAGGCGACACGGCACGCACCACGTTGTGCGTGTCGCTCATCGCCGCAGGCATCGTGACCCGAGAGGATGCATTGCCCGTCGTCACCGCGTGGGCCGCAGAGCGCTGCGATTGCCCGCTCGTTGACGGGCAAAAGCGGATGAAGGGCCAGATGGTTTTCGACGCTACGTCGCCGAACTATTCCAACGCCCAGAAGACCCGTGGCCGCGTCCTCGACGCATTCGCGCCAACCGAGGCCCGCGTCGAGCGTCAGGAGGCCGCAGCAGAGGCCGAGGCCAAGGCCACCAAGGCCAAGGCCACCAAGGCCGAGAAAGCCGCTCACGCGGCCTTGCAGGAGGCTCGCAAGGCCGTCGCCGAGGCCGAGGCCGCATTCTTGGCTGCGTGCGGTGGCAACAAGCCCCGTGCGAAGGCTCTCGACAAGGCTCTGTCTGCCTGAGCGTCTCGGTCTGTCCCTATTTAATCCCCTGTCAATCGCGGAGCGTGGGTCAGACATCGGGGGTCTGACCCTATTTAATTCGAGGACACGCTGTCCTCGAATCCCCTGTCAATCGTGGCAGGGGAAAACCATTCGAGGACACTTTGTCCTCGAATCAACTGGGAGAATGAGATGAGCAAAAGAGTCTTTCGTGTAGTGTCCGTCCTCAACTACGAGGATCTGAACAAGTGCTTCACGTGGCGTGGCGGGCTGCAAAAGAATGCCAAGACTGTGCGGCACACCAGCCTGCGCTCGGCCTTGGAAGAGGCACGATGGGCTGCGTCTCATGAGTACACGGCGTTCGTCGTGCGGCGCAATGCTCGTGGCTGGGAAGAAGTCGCCTATTGCCCGCCCTTGGCTCGTTGAGCGTAGCCCCTTGGCCCCTGCTCGGGGTCTTGGGGGTGCGTTTGCACCATTCGAGGACAGAGTGTCCTCGAATCAACCTAAAGGAAATGACATGGCTACCACCATAAAAGAGATCCGCGACACAGTCGCCAGCATGGCCGTTGAATTCGACGCGCCCTTCCGTTTCGATGAGGGCAACACCACGTGCGGCATCACGTGGAAACTCAACTTCAACGAGATGGGGCGCGACATCCTTGTCGCGAAAACCAAGACCGCGTTCCTGCACGACATCCAGACCTACCGAGAGGGCTTGCGCGACGGGCGCAAGTGGTGGGATCGCGGCTGATGTGAAGCAAACCATTCGAGGACAGAGTGTCCTCGAATGGTAGGTTAGTGATCACTAACCCCATAATCTTCAAATTTTGAAGGTATCCGGGCGTATCCAATCTTTTGCACGCTCGCCACCCCGCCAGACACGCGCAGAGCGAGCATTCATGCGGCTCCCAGCGTTTTCGGACAGACCTCTCTATATATATATATTTATTAAAGAATAGATAGATAGATGTGTTTGTGTGTCCACCCTTTTGCCCGCGCTTTGATTGTTGCTCATCCTTTGTCTTTGTTCCTTAGGGGTGTTAGTATTTGTTTTCAGATGGATACGTAGGTGCAAAATCGCGCAGAGCAAGCATTGGCGCGGGCTCCAGCCTGTCCAGCGTGGTGGCGGCGCGGAATAGCGAACGGATACCTTGGATACTTGAAGATTAAGATCCTTACAGACTAGATCACTTGGTCTGTTTCGTGTACATTCGAGGACACTCTGTCCTCGAATCGTTGAGCGTGGCGTGAGGGGCGTGCGCTCAACTTCCTCTGTTTCCCCTTGTTTTGGAGAGTGTGATGAGTAAAAACGAAGTGTTGGGCTACGTGGTCTACGAAGGCCCGAGCGCTGTGGATGGCGCTCCGATTGTGGTGATCGTCAACAAAATCGAGGGCGATAGCGAGAACGACAAGACGGGCGGTCTCGTGCAGACCTTCATCATCCGTAGCGACATCCCTCCTTACGATGCGCTCAAGAGCGGGGATGACGCCTCGGTGTGCGGTGACTGCAAGCATCGCCCTGTCCTTGCCGAAGAGAGCGGCGATCCGCCGTGCTACGTCAACGTGCTGTGGTCTGTGCGTGCCGTGTACGACGCCTACAAGCGTGGCCGCTACACCAAGGTCACCCCGGCACAAGCAGGACGCCTACTCAAGGGCAAGCGCATCCGCCTCGGAACCTACGGGGATCCGGGCGCTGCACCGCTCAAGATGTGGCAAGCCCTGATCGCCTTCGCCGATGGGCACACGGGCTACACCCACCTGTGGCAGCGCTGGACGCACCACGCCACACGCAAGGCATGGCAGAAGTTGGTCATGGCAAGCGTGGACAGCGTCGGTGAGTACCTCATCGCCAAGTCTCTGGGATGGCGCACATTCAGGGTGGCTACGGACTGGTACAAGATCGACAACGAGATCCGCTGCCCTGCATCGAAGGAGGCGGGCAACAAGACCACCTGTGCAGAGTGCATCCTGTGCGGCGGGACTACCACCCAGACCGAGAAGGACATCCTGATCATCGACCACGCTAGGGGTTTCGGCAAGCGCGTGATCCCGATACTGGCTGCTGTCGCAGCGTAATCAGTCACCAACCATTCGAGGACATTGTGTCCTCGAATCAACCCAGAGGAGAGAGAAGATGAGTTTGAAACGTCTACACACATTCGCAACGCTTACTACTGATGCGCTGACCACGAAGGTATTCAAAGATACCGAATGGGGCGAGTATGTCGTCAGGCTATACCGCAACGGCATCGAGCAGGTAATGGCTAGTTACCATACCATCGACGAAGAAGACGCAGTATCTACTGCATGGGCAATGATTAACCAAGGAGAGAAAGTATGAAGAACTACATAGTGTGGGACGTACTGACCCGCGACTGGTGGGACGGCAACGAATTCAGCAGCAAGCCACCGCTCGTGGTCGATGCGTCAACGCTGGCGGCACTACGTCAGACCTACAAGGGACGCAAGACCCTGCTTGAGACCGAGGTGGTGTCGTTGCCGACCATCACCGAGGAAGAGTTCGAGCGACAGAAGGCAGAGAAAGAACCCACGCCCTTCATGCCGTGGATACGCAAGTCGAAGCAACGCACCGACTGCTATTGATAGACCGCCGCCAGTCGGTCACTGGCAACCAACCTAACGGGCAACGCCCAAGGAGAAACTGAAATGGCTAAGGCACAAACTTTCGCGCAGCGCGTCAAGGCTGACACCACCACCAACGCAGGGATCCGCCACATGATGGTGATCCGTAGCGACAACATCGCCCACCCCGAGGTGAAGCGTGTGTTCAACGCGATCCCTGCCGCGTATAAGCGGGAACGCAACTGGTGCAACAAGGCGATGGACTACGTCGGCCCCAACCAGAAGATCTACGTGGACGCGAGCCAGCACTCATCCATCGTGAGTATCTACATCACGATCTACGATCTGGACGACCTGAAGACGGACAAGCGGCTGTCGCGCTTGCTCACCACCTTCCTCACGCCCGAGTGGGTGGCTATGCCCACGACGGACAACGCTGGCTCCGAACGCTATCGTGGGCGTACGTACACGTTCAACAAGACGACGCCTATCCACACCAAGGAGACGCACCCATCAGTCAAGTGGCTGCGTAAGAACGACAAGCAGTCATGGGATCTCGACGACCACATGAAGAAACCTCTGACCATCCGCGTATCGGTGAGCGGCTACGTCAAGGAGGACAACACCACGTGCCGCATCGAGACGGTGGAGGTGCGCGAAGAGGTCATCAAGACCGAGGTCAAGCGGCTGGTCTGCGCCTGACGGGTGACGGACGATTCGAGGACATAGTGTCCTCGAATCAATCAACAACAGGAGAAAGCAATGAAGTTTGAGATCGTAATCAGAGCGGTAGTAACCAAGGTCGCCGTCATCGAGTCGGACGACAGAGAGACCGCAATCGGCATCGCAATGGACGAGTTCACCACCGAGCACGACCCATACGACGATGAGAAGTACGAGCAGGACGTTATCAGCATCAAGGAGATGAAATGAAAGACAGAAACAAAACATGGGGGCATCCGATGGACTGGGTGCTGTTCGTGGGGTTCGTAGCGGTAGTCATCGCTGCGTGTATGGGTTGGATTTAACTAGGAGAACTGAAATGAAGATGTATGAACTGATCAAGCCCGGAGCACGGGTCACGGTGTTCTGTGACCCAATAACTTGCGAACGTCTGGAGGGCATAGCCAAAGTCACCTCGGTGCTGCGCGTCGAGCCTTGGCAAGATGTCCACGGACGCAACATCGTGCGCTGCAACGTGCGCTTTCCGAAAGAACGTCACGGTCTCGTGCGTGACGTTTCCACACTAGCCCCCGCATAAGGAGAACTGAAATGCTTGTCGAACTCAACGATGACGAACTAGCGCTGATCAGCAGCGGATTGATGCAGTACGACCTTGCCCTAGCGCAGTGGCACAAGGCCAGCACCGAGGCCGACGAGGCCAAGCGGCTGGATGCGCTGATCGACAGGTCGATGGATCTGCGGCGCAAGTTGTGGAAGATCCGCCAGACGGCCAAGGCCACGCTGGTCTGATTCCCACACCTGTGGGAGCGTGTATAATGTTAGACACCGCAGCCAGTCGGTCACTGGCACAACCCAAGGAGAAATCAAATGCGGTACTACATCGGAACAGTCGCCAACTTCTTTAACGAAAGGGAATTCCACACGCCTGTTAGGTTCTGCACCACAGGCGAGCCATACGACGCGCTCCACGCCATAGCGAAAACATTCTGGGGTAAGTCAGCCACCCCCACGAACAGCATCTACAGCGATGAGGCGTGGGACTTCGGAGACATCATCGTCGCAGGAGAAATTCATCTGGAGGTAACCAAGGAGGAGTTCGACAAGATGTTCATCTTCCCGCACCTCGGAGAAACAGTTTAAGCAATAAGAGGACAGTCTGTCCCCGAATCCGCCGCCAGTCGGTCTACTGGCACTTTGTTATTACCTTTGGAGAAATGAATCATGAACGCAAACACTAACATCAACGTCCTCGGCGGCATCCTCGATGCCATGCTCGCTAACTTGGTCGAGACCATCGACAAGCGTGTCGAGGCCAAGGTGTTCACCCTGACCGAGCGCATCATGGCGCTGGAGATCGACAACGCCGCGTTGCAGATCTTGTTGACCAACTCCAAGGACGCCACGCCTGTCGTCCGCCCCACGGACGATGTGATCCTGCGTCTCGACAAGTTGGAAGAGCGCCTGTCTGGTGAGCAGCCTGACACCAAGTTCAGCCTGTCCATTCTGGACTGCGAGGAGTTCCGCGCAGCGGTGATCAAGATCGTCAACACCCATACGATGGGCGACGAGTTCCTCAACCCACTCATCGACGCGCTCATCGACTGCGATACCTTCAATGACAAGGTCAAGGAGATTGCATCAGGCGAAGTGGGGTCGTCAATCGAGGACGCGATGTCCGACCACTGCTCTGACTACGAGCACGACGACATCCACGAGACGGGCGACCACGAGGTCGATGAAGATGCGGTGAAAGACATCATCAAGGAGGTGCTCAACAACTCCACCATCAGCATCAAGATCTAAGTGACAACCCTGCTCCCACACCTGTGGGAGCGTGTATAATGTTAGACACCGCCGCCAGTCGGACACTGGCAACTTAACGGGCAACGCCCAAGGAGATAGAAATGGCTCACCAAATCGCATTCAACAGCAACGGAACCGCTCAATACGCCAGCACGGAGCGTGAGTGGCATGGCCTCGGTCAGTTGATGACTCGCGGCGCACTTGTCGAGGAGTGGCAGCAGGCTTCGGGGATGCTGTACGAAGTGCAGCGCGGCTTCGTTCGCTTCGCTACCGCGCACGGTCAGGCGGCAGAGGACATGGGCAAGATCGACGACAAGGTCGTCCTGTTCCGCTCGGATACCAAGCAGCACCTCGGTGTTGTGTCGGACAGTTACAAGGTCGTGCAGCCCAAGGAAGTGCTTGAGTTCTTCCGCGATTGGGCGGATCAGGGTGGCCTGACCATCGAGTCGGCTGGCGTGCTGTTCGGAGGCAAGCGCTACTTCGCCACCGCCAAGTTGGGCGAGGGTGTGGATCTGGGCGGCAAGCACAAGGACAAGGTCGTGCCTTACGCCTTGCTCTCTACGTCGGCGGATGGCAGTCTCGCCACCGAGTGCCGCTGGACTACGGTTCGCACGGTGTGCAACAACACGCTGACGATGGCGCGTAACTCGGCGGCTTGCCACCGCACCACCCACCGCTCGAAATTCCAGCCCAACGAGGCTCGCAAGAGTGTCGAGGCAGCGAACGCCGAGTTCGGTGCGTTCATGGAGATGGCGCGTGACCTCGCCATGATCAAGGTCAACGCCGAGAAGGCGCAAGACCTGACGCTTCGCCTGTTCAAGGCGGGCAAGAAGGACGACGACGCAATCCGTGCGTCGGCTGGGTACAACCGCGTGTTGGGCCTGTTCGGTGGCGACGGCAAGGGATCGCTGCTCGACACCGCGTTCGAGACGGGCTGGGGATGGTTGAATGCCGTGACGGAAAATTTTGACCAGCACGTTCGGTCTCAGTCAGAAGAGAACCGAATCGCCTCAGCCCTCTGGGGCCAAGGTGACGACATGAAGCAGAAGGCGCTGGAGTTGGTTACTGCCCTGCTGTAAGCGCAGCATAGAACGACGCCACTTGTTGCAGTTCCTCGATGGTGGCGTCGGTTTTTATACGGTTGGCTTTGCGGGATACGACCAGCACGTTGCCCCTCACGTATCCAAGACTGGGCACGATCCGGTCTAGTTCGGGAGAGGCATCACTAGCCAGCTCTTTCGCAACGCGCAGGGGGATACCCAGCACAGGGCAAGTCACGGGGATCACTACATCTGCCGCAACCAAAGCGAACGCTAATCCCTTGGCCTTTGCCCTGCTCCTCGCACGCACAAGCATATGCACTACAGGACGGACTTGCCGTGACTCCCGCATCCGCTCTGCCATGTAGGCGTTGTTCTTTTGGCGTAAAGCAGGGTCGGCTTGTATCGCTTCGCGGCGCTTCTTATCGTGGCGCTTTACCTGTTCTCGTCTGCGGGCAAACGACTCGGCGCTTACCCAGTGCTCAAGCCTTCCTGCCGCGCCCTTTCGGTATCCCCGAAAAACCAAACCGTCCTCACGGACATCACCAACTTTATACATACAACCTCTGGGGCACAGTTAACACTACACTATGCTAACATAGCCCCACTAACTGGAGAACTGAGATGGAAAAGAAAGACGACGACAAGCGCATCCGCAACATGATGTATCTCATCCAAGAAGAAGAGATGAAACTGTTGGCCGAGGGGGTGCGCCAGCGTGCCATCGAGAACTCGGCGTGGGCACGGGTCAGGGATCTGATGGTGCGCCTCGATGTGAAACCACCAAAGAAGGGGAAGAAATGACTGGCTCATGGCTCGACTGCCCAGACCCACCTGACTCAGACCCAGCGTGGGAGTACACCGACGCTGACGAGGAAGCGGAGTGGCTCGAAGAGATGGAGCGCGAAGAGGCGCGACTCGCAGAGGAAGAGGAGGAGCGCCTAGCAAAAGAGGAGGACGAGCGCCTAGCAAAAGAGGAAGCGGGGGAACCCCCCGACTCAACGGGTGACGCATGAAAAAAGCCAAGTACATGGATCTCACGCCCAACGAGATCAACAACAGGCTGGCTAAACGCAAACTGCCCAAGCAAGTGGAGAACCTCATCCGAGATGAGGTTCTCCAGAAGAAGGAACAGCAAAGGGTCAGTAGGCTAAAGAAGGTACAGCACACCAAGCAGTGGCGCGAGGTACTCAACCCTGCCCGCTACGAGCGCAAGACGCTGCACTCGATGATCAAGTACGAACAGGCCAAGCCCGCGCCATGCGAGCAAAGGCTAGAGGCGTATGGGTCGTATCTGCGCGTGGTCGAGAAGGCCATTGGTCAGATCGAGCGCTGCAAACTCATGGGCGGTCTGCTGCCAGCGCAAGCCAGCGAGGAACTACAACTACCAAACAAGGGGAAGCATTGGGTGGACTGGGTTCCACCATCGGTACAGAACAAGATACAAGGAAAGTTCTTGGCGCTGCCTTCAGAGAGACACAGGAAGTACAAGTGCGTGTTCGCACGCATCGCTCCGACTGAAGATACCGCTGAGAACAAGCAACGCTTGCTCCAGCGCACGATGGCAGAACTCCAGCGCGAACAGGCAAAGGTGGAATTCGACCCAACCCCAACCAGAAAGGAACGCATCACGCGAATCAAAACGGTACTGAAGAAGATCGAGGCCATCGAGGACGGGGCAGTTGTGCCAAAGACATGGCACGCGCTCATGCCCCCACTTGAGAAGCCCAAGAAGAAAAAGAAAATCCCCGAAACCAACGTCTAATCATTGACACGTAGACCCGCTGGGTCTATCGTTAAACCTCAAAGGATCGAAATGAAAGTTGACCAATTGGCGCGTGTGCGTCGGCTATTTGACGCTCAAAAAGTTTTTGTCTCCCCAGAAATCAACCGCATCAACCAACGCAAGTGGGTCGCAGCGGTGCGGATGCTGGGTGACAAGTGGCTACTCGCTAACAACGTAGAACGTAAAGGAAACTGAAATGAAGGTAACCATTGCCGAGCGCATCTTTAACGTCGTGCGCGACACCCCGGGACTGACCGAGGAAAACATCCACGAGATTATGTCCGTGGATATCACGTACAAAACATCAACAGGTAAGTCGCTGGTCTATCGGATGCTCCGCGCCAGATTCCTCCGCAAGGATAGGAACGGGCGGTTCCACACGCACATCGAGGCGTACAAGCCGCTGCCCCCGTACAAGGCACGACCCAAGAAGAAGGTTATTGATGCCGTGGCAGAGGCGGCAAAACTTAATCAGACTGCTCAGGCGCAGTACAGGGAGTCGGCAGCGATGAACGCATATCAACACACCTACAGACAGTCTCCCAACGACATCTACAAGAACGTGCCGATACACATCGGCGTTGAGCCTAAGAAAAGTTTCTTCACCAAACTTCGCGAACTGTTCCGTGACTGATGAAGCAGACTACTCAAGGTTTTCCATGCCCCCAGTGCGGGGCATGGACGAGGGTTCTCTCGACAAGGAACGGGAATATGAGACGCCGAGAATGCGCGAACTTGCACCGTTTCGTTACGTTGGAAGCAGTCCTTGGCCCTTCAAATATCAAATCAAAGGAGAGTGATGATGGCATTGATCTGGAGATGCGCGACGCAAGCGGCGAGGGATTCGATGAGGCATAGAGTTCCTATTCAAGAGATTCTTAAGCATACAGTCGTTGGCTGGGAAATACCCGAGGAAGAATCACCCCCTGAAGATCTGACAGCAAAGGAGTTGGCGGTGTGGGTACGCGAGGTTGCTAGGCCATGCGCGTCTTGAGTAAGTTTAGGGAATTTATGCTGTGGAGATAAAGTGATGAAGACTATCGGGTTTACTCGAATATGTTTTGTATGTGATAAGAAGAAGGCTGCGTTAGGTGGCACGTTCAACCCACGCATTAAAGTGTGGAAGTGTGCTGCTTGCTCTGGTAACACTACGAAATGGAATCTGGCAGATTTGTATAAAGAACGCTGGCACAAAGGCCCGCCCCCGAGCATCGGTTGGTGGCCTACGGTGGTAAATACCAGAACGCCATGTCTTGCTGGTTACAGATGGTGGGATGGTGAGTGCTGGTCATGGCCCGCCTTTATGCATGAGTCGGCTGAGAAAGCCTCTCGCTGGGCAGCGAAGAAAGAAGCGATGCAAATGGCAATCGAGTGGGCAGACCGCCCGAAAGATTGGCCTGAGCGAAGCCGCACATGAGCCGCAGCATGAGAACTGCACAAGAGATTCTGGAAGAAAGAGACTCTGTTCAAGAGCAATACGATGCAATTAAATCACAGATAGAGTTTTCAGAAACAGGCCACGGTTTTTACGAAGATGATCCAACTTGGCTACCAAGAGCAAAATCCGCATTGCGGGCGAAGGGTAGTTACATATTAAAACTATGCCATGAGTTAAACAAAGTTAACCAAGCAAACAAACAAGCAAACATTAACAAAGCACTGTCGCAGTCTCAGAATTTTTCAAAGCGTTTTATGCGAAATGCCAAAGTTCTTTTACCGCAAGATGCCTACTTAATGGTGATGCTGGTTACGCAGAAACAACAAGATGAAGCCGAGCATGGGATTGGGGGTGAGCATGAGTGACCAAAAGCCTGTGGCATGGGATGAGCCTGTGGCGTGGATACGCCAACGTGACAACACACTGGCGTTAAGTGATGGCGGAGTTTTTGGTGATGACTGGACGCCTCTTTACTCTGCTGCCCTCGCGCAGCCTAAGTTTCCATCCTACGGTGATACGGTAGAAGAAGGTGCAGTTTATTGGTACGCTGGCAAGGACGGTAAGTATTACAGCAGCAATGACGTTCAGTTGTTTATCGATGCCAAGACTAGAGCGTTATACGAAAACCCACCTCAGTGGCGTTTAGACAAGGGCGACTTGATACCGCTCTACACGCACCCAACCCAGCGCAAACCGCTGACGGAGGCAGAGATCAAAGGAATTTTTGATCTTGGGTTGCAGACGTGGAGGCTAGGCGAGTCAACGTATCAGTTTGCCCGTGCCATTGAACGGGCACACGGTATAGGAGAAAAGTAAAATGGATGACCTACGCAAAGCAGCGCAGAACCTGCTGGACGATTGGGACAATCCGAACAAATACGTTCGGCAAGATAGATATGAAGCCCTTCGCGCTGCCCTCGCGCAGCCTGAGCAGTTGGTAGTTGGCGGCGACGATCTGCCGACTTTGACCAAGTGGACGCCAATGGCCGAATACGCAGCGAAATCTGCTGCTGTACCGGGACGCGCAGAGGCTCTTAAACAGGCGGGATACACGCGCCGTCCACGGCAGTTGCCGGGAGAGGATGAGCAGGGGGGCTGGGAATTGCCGCATCGTAGGGAAATACCACGGGAGGCGTTGAAGCAGCCTGAGCAACAATTAACGCTGACGTTTGACGCGTTTGTAAAACAAATTCGCGACAAGGCAATATACGAAACCATTTACGCAGACACTGAGGGTCGGGATATTTTGGTGATTACGCTGTTAGATGCCTATGTACTGATGCGCCAAACCGACTCACCCCAGCGCAAGCCGCATGGGATAGGAGAAAACAAATGAAACCAGACAGCCCAGCGGAAATCCTTATGCGCTTGTACGCTTGCAAGAGCGATCTGGCAGCAGACGCAGCCGCAGAGATCATCAGACTAAGGCAAGCCCTACGTTGGCAGCAGGACAGAGAGGGTAGGATCGGAACCCACAGCCCTGACTGCTGGAAGTATGGGCACAACCACTACGAGTGTGCGCTTCGCAAGATCGAAGAGATTAAATCAATGGTGGAGAACTGGGGGGAACATGATTGAAGCACAGGCGCAAGGCGCAGTAGGGGCCGATTACTCCTACGGGCAGATCAACTCTGCGAACGGCGTCCAGATTGGTGGCTCGCACTACAAAGACAAAAGCATCCAGCCGTGGGATTACATCGTGCAGAACGAGATCCCATATCTGGAGGGGAACATTATTAAATATGTCAGCCGCTGGCGCGACAAGGGCGGGATCGACGATCTCCGCAAAGCGCAGCACTACTTGACCAAGTTAATCGAAACGGAAACAAATAAGTAAGGGGCTGGCTCATTTCGTCAGAGAACAACACGCCTAGTACGATGCAGTTAATCTCTGATGGCAGTACCTCAGCCCCCGCAGTTTTCAGGTACTGCCACTCTCACAGCTTGAGGCAGGCAAGCAATCTACTTTTCCTGCCACCCCCTATTTTTAACCACTGAGGAAACTTATGCGAACCCCTAAGAAATTCACCACCGAAGCATTCGACAACTTCTACCCGCAATACAAAGATGTACTGGGCGGCGCGACGATGGCTATCAACGCGGTCTACGAGAACCACTCGAAGACAGGTGCGCTGTTTCGCAAAGCGGCTGCGGTGCAGAAGGCACTCTTGCACTTCAACGAAGAACTGATCCGCACGTACAGGGTGAGTTACTACGCACCTGAAACGGAAGAGCTTGTGCCCGGAGAGAAGGCGCTTCCCTCTGAGGACTACCACCAAGAGATGCCGCTCAATGGCTCAGACGCCTGAGAAAAAGGTAAAGAACGCCTGTGTCGCCGTGCTCATAAAGCACGGCGCTTACTACTTCTTTGCGCCTGCAAACGGCTATGGCAGAGCGGGCATCCCAGACATCATCGCGTGTCACAAGGGCAAGTTCCTCGCCATTGAATGCAAGGCTGGCTACAACAAGACCACGCTATTGCAGGAGCGGGAGATAGTGAACATACACAAGGCAGGAGGCGCAGCGATGGTCGTTCGAGAGGACACCATCGATGCACTAGAGAAATGGTTTGAGGAGGAGAGGTGATGGATAAGGAAGCACTACTGAACAGAGCGCAACTGAGTTTGCAGTTGGCTAGTAATTTGGAAAGTTTCGACGACGACTATCAGTTGAAGTGTCTGAAGTTGTTCACCATGATCACCATGTGTTTCATGGAAGACAAAGACACCAGCGGCGTTCTGCTGCTCCGCATAAAGGACACGCTCACCGTGGCGGGTATGAACACCGAGGAGTTAGAAGCAGAAGAGTTGATCTACTCCGCAGCCAACGCATTCGCAGATTCAGACAAACACTACAACAAGGGAGATACGCACTAATCTTGGTGTATACTCCATAGCACACAACGGAGGAGTATATGAAGCTGATAGATCTGACAGGGCGCACTTTTGGGCGGTTAACAGTGCGAGGGCGTTCGCCCAGAACGTATCAGACGATGTGGGAATGCGTGTGTGCGTGCGGCGAAAGCGGCATAGTTGTATCAGGAGTCAATCTTCGCACAGGGCACACAGCATCTTGCGGGTGCTTACGTGAAGAGCTTCGTCCCCTGTATGCAAAGAAGCGTGACTTTACCGGGCTAAAGAACCCCCGCGCTAAGGCAAGCACGGACAGGAACGGCGGCGTTCATGTGCCCTCAGACAGTGTCTGGTACAAGCGGGCAGCAGGGATTTTTTACGCCGCCAAGAAAAACGGGGTTCCCGTAGAGTTTGATTCTGTTGCACAGCTTGCGTCATATATCACAACAATTCGCCCTGATAAATGTCCAGTTTTTAATCAGCCTTTTGTGGAACGGGGGGCGGGCTTTAGTAACTGGTCTCCCAGCATAGACAAGCGGGATCCTAGCAAAGGATATGTAAAAGGAAACATTCAGGTTATTAGTATGCTGGCTAACTGCATGAAAAGAAATGCAACGCCCGAGCAACTTAAACAATTCGCCCAATGGGCGCTGGAGGATAAGAGATGAGTAAACCCTACGATAGGATTTTGACAATAGATTTTGAAACGCGCTGGGATAGTAAAGTGTATACTTTACAAAAGTTAACCACCGAGGAGTACATACGAGATGAGAGATTTCGAGCGTTTGGTTGCTGCTTCCACGAGTATGGGAGTGAACAGCCAATTGAATGGGTTCGAGGAGAGTACCTACCTGCGTTCTTGGCAGACATCGACTGGGGACGAACCGCTGTGCTTGCACATAACGCCCAGTTTGATATATCGATCCTTGAGTGGAGATTCGGCATCCGCCCCGCATTCATCTTCGACACGCTATCGATGGCGCGGGCTTTGCGCGGCGTTGAGGTTGGCAACTCCCTCGCCAAACTTGCGTATGATTTTGGTCTTCCCCCCAAAGGGAAAGCCGTACATTCGACCGATGGTCTCCTCGAACTGGGGGCGGACGTGGACTTTGAGCTTGGAGAATACTGCAAACACGACGTTTTTCTCTGCGAGCGAATCTTTGAAAGATTGGTTGATGGATACCCAGTCAAAGAACTTCGACTGATCGACCTGACGCTGAAGATGTACACGCGCCCCATGCTGGTACTGGACGAGCAGATGCTGATGGAAGCGTTGGTAGAGGAGAAAGAGAAACGTGAAGAACTCCTTCAGAAATGTGGCGTGGATGAGGCTGCGCTTGCTTCAAACCCTCAATTCGCGGCCATCCTTGAGAGGCTCGGAGTATCGCCGCCTCAAAAGGTCAGCAAGACAACGGGCAAACAAACACTCGCGCTCGCTAAAAATGATGCAATGTTTCAGGCGTTGCTCAACTCCGACAACGAGGATGTTGCCCTGCTATGCGAGACTCGCCTTAAAGTTAAATCCACTACTGAAAGAACACGTGCGCAAAGATTTCTGGACATTGCATCGCGTGGCACGCTTCCTGTTCCGCTGACTTACTTCGGCGCAAGCACGGGGCGGTGGACTGCCAGCAAGGGCAGCGCCATCAATATGCAGAACCTGAAGCGCGGGTCGTTCCTACGCAAGGCCATCATGGCCCCCGAGGATCACCAGTTGGTGGTGGGTGACCTGAGCCAGATCGAAGTGCGTGTGCTGGCGTGGCTGGCCGACTACGATGCCATGCTCGACATCTTCCGCGCTGGCGGTGATCCATACGCACAGTTCGGCGCTCAGATGTTCAACATCCCCGGCATGACAAAGGAGTCCCATCCGGGCCACCGCCAAAGTGCAAAGTCGGCTTTACTAGGGGCGGGTTTCCAGCTTGGCTGGTCGTCGTTCGCTGCCCAGTTGTTGACTGGCTTCCTCGGTGCGCCGCCCATGCGCTACGACAAGGCGTTCGCCAAGCAGTTGGGCGTTGACGGCGAGTACGTCGAGAAGTTCCTCGACTGGGAAGACAACCTCAAGCGCATGGAGAAGATTCCCCACATATGCACGAAGCAGGAGTTGCTGATCCATTGCCTCGCGGCGAAGAAGATCATCGACAAGTATCGGGAAGCAGCGCAGCCCATCGTGTCCTTCTGGGCGCTGTGTGCGTCCCTGATCGAGCATAGCCTGTACAAGGGCAACGAGTACAAGCACAAGAACCTGATCTTCCGCCGTGGTGAGATCGAGTTGCCTAGCGGGATGCGGTTGCTCTACCCAGATCTGCGCCAAGAGAAAGACGAGGAAGGCAAGAGCTTCTGGTGCTACGGGGAGAAGGGTGATAAGATCTATGCAGGGAAGATCACAAACAACGTCACGCAGGGCGTAGCCCGATGCGTGATGACGGATGGTATGTTGCGCGTAGCCAAGCGCTATCCGGTTGTGGGAACGGTTCACGACGAACAGATCGTCTGTGTGCCAGATGCGGACGTTGACTTCGCCAAGACTTGGGTCTTGGAGCAGATGACGTTAACTCCAAAATACCTACCCGGTATTCCGTTGGCAGCGGATGGCGGGGCGCATAGGCGCTACGGTTTAGCAAAGAATTGAGGTGCATCATGTTAACTGTTGAACGTGTGCGAGAGCACCTTGACTACGATCCTTTGACAGGCGTCTTGATATGGCGCATTTCTCGGCAACGAATTGCTAAAGGATCTGTGGCAGGGACAAAAATGCGCAGCGGGCATATTCGCGTCAAACTGGATGGTGTAGGTTACCTTGCGCACAGGCTTGCATGGTTGCACTGGTATGGCGTAGAGCCACCGCCGTTTCTTGACCACATTGATCGCTGCCCTGAGAACAATGCTATTGCCAATTTGCGTGCCGCAACCAAAGCACAGAACGGGCAAAACCGCCGTGATTCAAGAGGTGTAAGTTTTCACAAAGCAACAAAAAAGTGGCAAGCGTACATAACTAACGAGGGCGTAACAAAGTACTTAGGGCTTTTCCTGACAATGGACGAAGCAATATCGGCACGACACGCCGCGATGCAGGCGTTGTGGACACATATGCCGGGGATTCCTCTGGCCGCTGACGGCGGCGCTCACCGCCGATACGGAGAAGCTAAAAACTAGGAGAAGCAAATGCATGAAGGGCTTGCACTAGGCCACGCAAGGGCAGACGAGGCGGCTATGCACGCAGGAGATAGCTGGGTATCGCTGGCTATTGAAGCGTTCAGATCACACGCAACCACTAACAAACTTTTTACAACAGAAGAAGTTAGACAGGCATTCCCAGACTTGCCTAAGCCGCCTGACACACGCGCATGGGGGGCCGTACCCCGCCTTGCGCAAAAAGAAGGAATGGTCGTGCCGCACGGTTGGGTACGCGCCAGCAGTCGGCTAGTTCACGGCAGATACGTATGCCTGTGGGAATCAAGAATACACAAAGGAGAAGAAAATGGTAGAAGTGATTATCGACTACGCATACCCATGCATGATGGCCGAGACGGCGCTCAGGAAAGTGCATGACCATATGCTGCACGGTAACTACGATGCTGCTATCGAGGAGTCCATGAAAGTTTTGGTGGAAGCCAAGATCATGTTGAACTCAATCAAAGAAATGAGAGGAAAAACAAATGCTGATACCCAAGACGTTTGATCTAGGTGACCGCACGTATACCGTGCGGATGCTGCCTACTATGAACAAGCGTGGCGTCATGGGCGCTACGTATTTTCAAGCCGCACGCATCGAGATCGGCAAGAAGAGCAAGACCACAGGCGTGGCGTATAGGCGCGAGGAGATCAACGAGACCTTTTGGCATGAGTTGACCCACGCCATCCTCAACGACATGGGCAGCGGCCTTGATCGTGACGAGGACTTCGTCACTGCTTTCTCCAGCCGCCTTGCCCAAGCCGTGAGTACCGCCAAACTATGAAGAATGTTACATGGTCGCATTCAGCGCTCAAGGACTACGAAGGTTGCGCTAGGCGGTATCACGAGGTGAAGGTACTGAATAAGTATCCGTTCACCGATACCACCGCGACTATCTACGGCAAGGAGATGCACAAGTCGATTGAGGACTACATCAAGGACGGCACGCCGCTCTTGCCTCAGTTCATGTTCGTCAAGGACATCATCGATGCGAGCGTTGCCAAGGATGGGCGCAAGTACGCGGAGTACGAGATGGCACTCACCAAAGACTTGCGACCATGTAACTTCAACTCACCTGATCGGTGGGTGCGCGGTATTGCCGATCTGATCATCGTCAACGACGACAACCTGACTGCTCGTGTGATTGACTGGAAGACGGGAAGCAACCGCTACCCTGACCGGGATCAGTTGCGTTTGATGTCGCTGATGGTGTTCGCACACTTCCCACATATCCGCCAAGTGAAGTCCGCGCTGCTGTTCGTGGTCAAGGACGACATGGTCAAGCACAGTATGTTGCGCGGCGAAGCCGAGGATGAGTGGCAGAAGTATCGCGAACGTGTTGCCAAGCTGGAGTCGTCCCATGAGAATGGGGTGTGGAACCCCACACGCACGCCGCTATGCGGCTGGTGTCCGGTAAAAGACTGCGCTTACAACACGAAGAGGTAATCATGGCAAAGCCAAGAAACTACGCGAAAGAGTACCAACGCGATCTCCAGACTGGTAAGTCTGGCCCGGGATCGGCACAGCACGAGCGCCAACGCGCTCGACGCGCATTCGATGCCAAGGGCGTAGACCGTTCCGGTAAAGATATCGACCACATCAAACCGCTACGCAAGGGTGGTAAGTCAACTCCCGGAAACTTGCGGCTCCGCAGTAAGAGCGCCAACCAAGGCGACAATAAATAAATGAGAGAGCAATGCACATCCTAGATAACAAGGCACTGGTATTTAAGACACGAAACCCCGACAAGTACAGCGTTATCCCCAAGCACAAGACCGTCAAGCGTGATGACGGTGGGTATGACGTTGCCGTCTACTGGGGCTTGGACGAAGTCAGGGTACTGAAGAATCTAGGGGTCAAGAACGTACCTTCCCCTATCCGCAAGAAGTACGACTGGCCCGGGCGGTACACGCCGATGGCCCACCAGATCGAGACTGCCGAGTTCCTGACAATGAATCGCAAGGCGTTTGTGTTCAGCGAACCCGGGACAGGCAAGACGCTTTCAGCCCTGTGGGCGGCGGACTATCTGATGTCTGAGAAGCGTGTCCGACGCTGTCTGGTTCTCTGCCCTTTGTCGATCATGCACTCGGCGTGGGTGCAAGACATAAGCAACAGCATCCTGCATCGCAGCGCAGTCATCGCCCATCACCCCAAGGCATCCCGCCGTATCGAGATGCTTCAAGAAGACTTCGAGTTCGTGATCGTGAACTACGAAGGACTGAACATGATTGCGGGCGAGATCCAGAACGACGGCAGGTTCGATCTGGTGATCGTTGACGAGTGCAACGCATACAAGACGATGTCCACCAACCGCTGGAAAGCGCTGGCGGCAATCATTCAGCCTCACACATATCTGTGGATGATGACGGGAACCCCGGCAGCACAGTCTCCGGTTGATGCCTACGGGCTGGCACGGCTGGTGAACCCAGACGGCGTTCCGAAATTCATGACGGGCTGGCGCGATGCCACCATGAACAAGATCACCGCATTCAAGTGGGCTCCGAAACCAATCGCCGCTGATCTGGTCTTCGAGGCGTTGCAGCCAGCGATCCGCTTCACCAAAGAGCAGTGCCTCGACCTTCCGCCTGTCGTCACCACAACTCGGGAAGTGGCACTGACGCCCCAGCAAAAGAAGTACTACAACTTGCTCAAGGATCAGATGCTCATCCAGACAGGCGGCGAGGTGATCAGCGCGGTCAACGCCGCTGCTGGCGTGAGCAAGTTGCTTCAGATCTCCTGCGGTGCAGCGTACACCGACGACAAGGGCGTGGTCGAGTTCGATGCCACGCCCCGCTTGGCGCTACTGGAGGAGATCCTCGAAGAGACAAGCCGCAAGGTTCTGATCTTCGCGCTGTTCACCAGCAGCATCGAGACGATCCACGCTCACCTACTCAAGCGTGGGATTGCCGCCGAGGTGATTCAAGGCAGCGTGACCCCAACGAAACGCTCAGACATCATCCGCCGCTTCCAGAACGAGAAAGAGCCGCGTGTGCTTGTGATGCAGCCAGCGGCATCGGCGCACGGCATCACGCTGACTGCTGCCGATACGGTGGTGTTCTTCGGCCCATTGATGAGCGTCGAGCAGTACGTGCAGTGCATCGCACGCTCGGATCGCAAGGGCCAGTCGTCCGACAAGGTCACCGTGATCCACGTTCAGAGTTCGCCCATCGAGAAGAAAATGTTTAGTGCGCTTGCTCAAAAGGTAAGTGATCACTCACTACTCACTCAGATGTTTGATCAGGAGATAAAAAGTTAAAAGGAGGTGTTGCAATCGATTTCGTGCCATGTAGAATGTCAAACTCTAGACAAAACCAAGGGGAATAAAATGACAGAAGAATCCGTTTCGATGGATAAACTGGCGAAGGTCTATCGAAAGATCCGTACCCAGATCGACGCGCTCACGCAGGAGTACGACACCAAAGTCGAAGTCCTGAAAGCGCAGCAAGACGCATTGAAAAATGCGATGAAGGATCAGATGCAAGCGCTCGGGGTGACTTCGGTCAAGACCGAGCAAGGCACGATCATCATGTCTGTGAAGACGCGCTACACCACAAACGACTGGGACAGTTTCAAGAAGTTTGTGACGGAGCAAGACGCGCTCGACCTGTTCGAGCGTCGTATTCACCAGACCAACATGAAGACCTTTCTCGAAGAGAACCCGGGTTCCGTACCGCCCGGGTTGAATTCCAATTCGGAATTTGATGTATCCGTACGCAAGCCAACTTAAGGAAATCACTATGAGCAACGTAGCTCTTTTCAATTCGTCCAACGTCCCAGCCTTCGCACGCAAGGCTGAACTCTCCGACATCGCCAAGGCGCTTGGCGGCAACGCGGCCTCTTCTGGGAAGCGTATCTCGATCAAGGGCGGCGTGTTCCGCTTGTTGGCTGGTGGCAAGGAGATTGCCGCCATTGATGAACGCTTTCTGGATGTGGTCATCGTCAAGGCTGCGCCCAAGGTGGCTCGCACGTTCTACGCGAACAAGTACGACCCCGAGGCCGCAGCCGCTGCGCCTGACTGCTTCTCGAACGACGGCGACAAGCCTGACCCAAAGTCAGCGAAGCCACAAAGCACCGCGTGCAATGGCTGCAAGCAGAACATTGCTGGCTCCGGTAATGGTCAGAGCCGCGCTTGCCGCTACCAGCAGCGCCTTGCTGTGGTTTTGGAGAACGACATCGAAGGGGATGTCATGCAGTTGGCGTTGCCTGCAACGTCGATCTTCGGGAAGTCAGAGAGTGACAACCATCCACTCCAAGCGTATGCTTCTTGGCTCCTCAATCAGAGTGTGGACCCTGCAATGGTCGTAACTAGGATGCGGTTCGATACGAAGGCTGAAGCGCCCAAGTTGTATTTCAAGGCCATGCGCTGGCTGACGCAAGAGGAGTTCGAGACGGCAACCGAGCGCGGCCAGACGCCAGACGCCGCCCGTGCGGTGGTCTTGAATGTCACCGCGCAGGATACGGCCCCACTCAGTCTGGGTGGGAACAAACCCAAAGCCGCTCCTGTGATCGAGGAGGAAGAGGAGGAGGAGGAAGCCCCGGCTCCAGCGCCTGTGAAGGCCAAGGCGAAGCCCAAGGCTGAAGAGCCCAAGGCTGACCCCGAGGAAGACACTGCCCCAGTCGTGCGTAAGGCCGAGACTGAGAAGCCAAATAGCGTGCCTGCCAAGAAGAGTCTGGCAGACATGGTGTCCGAATGGGATGATGAGTAACTAGAAAGGTTTTGGGGAAGTAGTGGCGCGGCGGGTTAGCGCCGTCGTGGATATATTGAGCCCTTTCATACAACCACTGCTTTATGTGAATCACTGCTTCCCCATCCCACACATATGCCTTACTCACAGAAAACCATTAACGCGATTGGCAACTGCCCCAAGACGCTGGGTAACCAGCTAGGGCGGTGGGCCATCCATCGCGACTTCTCCGTCGTTCGCATCGCTAAGGCGCTGGGGGTTACCCGCCAGACGGTCTACAACTGGTTCATGGGCGGGGAGATTTTCCCGGCTTATGAGCAACGCGCCCAGATGTTGTTGAACATATTGAAAAACACACAAACCGCTGATGAAGCGTGGAGACTGCTATGCAAAGAATGCAACTTGACCCCGTGATGGTTGAGGAAGTCCTTGATGGGTTCCGTTCTTATTTGGATAGACAGGTGCTTACGGGCCTTAATCGCTCGCTCCTGCTGATGTACATCGCCGCCTTTCAAGACTCATTAACGGCACAGGAAGAAGACCCACGCCAACTGCGCCTGTTCGACTGACCCGCTAAGGACGACCCACGACATGAACCCGCTTGATTTTCTAGCGGTTGTTTTGCCGTCTCCGCAACACGGGTTTTATTGCGCGGCAGAGCTATCCACAGCAAAAAAAGAACACATCTTCGTAGAGGAAATCAGTGAGATCAACGCTTCTGTAGACACATGGGTAGCTGAACGCCGAAACGTATTCTTCGCACTTTCGACGTTCGAGAAGGCGGGTAAGCGCACCGCTGCCAACGCTCGGCACATCCGGTCATTATTCATCGACATGGATGGGTACGCTTCCAAGAAGCAAGCGGCATTGGCGCTGGGCGCGTTCCTCACCGCTACTGGTCTGGAGCAGTTCGGCTCGCCGTGGATCGTAGGTTCTGGCGGCGGGCTGCACTGCTACTGGCCTTTCAGCGACGACATCCCGGTTGCCAGTTGGAAGCCTGTGGCTGAGAACCTGAAGCGCTTGTGCAAGCAGGAGAAGCTTGCCATCGACATGACGGTGACTGCGGATGCAGCGCGGGTTCTGCGTATCCCCGGCACGGTCAACTTCAAAGAGAAGTACCCAACCCCACGCCCTGTCGAACTGCTGGCAGAAGGTAGCGTGTTTGATTTTAGCGTAGTAAGCGCTCACATTGCTGTACGGCTGACTACGATCCCTCCGATGGCTGCGCGTGCGCCAACGCTTGAACTTCCCGGGCAAAAACCAAAGGCGGCTACTGCATCTCCCACCGCTGTGCGGATGTTCGAGAACACCGCCACCAAGTTCAAAAACATTCTCAACGCCACCAAGGCGGGTACTGGGTGCGCCCAACTCAAGCACTACGTTGAGAATGCCGCCGAGGAAGGCATGGAGCCGCTCTGGCGGGGCTGGTTGAGCATCGCCAAGGTTTGTTCAGATGGTGAGAAGGCCGCGATCTGGTTGACCAAGCAGCATCCCTATGACGAAGACCGGATGCACGCCAAGCTTGACCAGATCAAAGGCCCGTATACCTGCCTCAAGTTCGACAGCGAAAACCCGGGCGTCTGCACCAGTTGCCCACACTTCGGCAAGATCACCAACCCGCTGGCCTTGGGGAAGGAACTGGCGCTTGAGACCGATGCGAAAGAAGTAGAAGTCATTCAAGCGTCGGACAACGACGCGGCTCCGCAGGAGATCGTGAAGGTAATCCGCCCAGCACCACCGAAAGGGTTCGCGTATGGGGCCAAGGGCGGCATCTTCATGGAGAAGAAAGACAAGGACGCTGACGGCAAGGAAGTCACACGCCAGATCATGCTGCTGCCGTTCGACCTGTTCGTGGTGGATCTGCTGAACAACCAAGGCGTGCATAGCGTGCATATGTACGCCGTCAAACCGGGGGAAGCAGTTCGCACCGTGCTGCTCCCGCAGCGTGCAGTCGTCAGCAAGGACGACACAATGAAAGCACTGGCCGAGCAAAACATCATTGCTTCGTTTGGCGCGGGTAACGACCAGAATCTCTTTTCTTATGTGCGAGCGTGTGTCGAACAGGCCAGTACAGGCAGAGCCCCGCTGAATGTCCCAGCCCACTTTGGCTGGCAGGATGATGAGTCATTTGTTTTTGCTGGGCGCATCTACAACAAGAACGGGAACGTCAAAGTCCCCATGCCCGACCTTGAGAACATCGTCGCCGTCACGCAGCCCAAAGGCACACTGGCAGGATGGCAGGAGTTCATCAAGCTGCTTATCCGCAAGAAAATGTACAAGCAACTGGCGGTCATGATGGCGGGGGCTGGCGCACCGCTGATGCGCTTCACCGGATTGAATGGGCTGACATTCCACTGCGGCTCAACGGAATCCGGTACAGGCAAAACGCTTGCGCTGGAGGCAGCGGCATCTGTATGGGGCCACCCAACGAACTATCGGATGGGTAAGGAAACTTCACAGGTTGCCATGCAGCAGCGGGCGGGATTGCTGCACAGTTTGCCAGTCATTACCGATGAGGTGTCCACCAAGACTCGGGGAGAAGATAGTTGGATCCGCAGTTGGATCTTTAACTTCTCAGAAGGTCGAGGCAAAGAGCGGATGGAATCGGGGGCCAACAAAGAGCGTCTGAATTTATCTACGTGGCAGTCGTGCTCGCTGCTCTCGTCGAATACGCACTTCATGGATCAGCTTACGACGGGGCAGCATTCAGCGGAAGGCGAGATGCGCCGCCTTCTGGAATTTACTTGGACCGATAGGTTGGAGTGGGAGCCTGAAGAGGTCGAGATCGTTAAGTCGCTGCTCGACAACTATGCGGTGGCAGGGCCAGTCGTCATCGAGTATCTGGTACGTAACGTAGAAGAAGTACGTAAGCTGGTCAAAGACTGCGTACAGCAGGCGTACAAGATATTCGGTGCAACCAACGATGAGCGCTTCTGGATGGCGGGCTTGGGGACGATCCTCGCGATGATCATCATTTGGAAGCGCATCGGTGTTGCCGATATCCCAGCGCAGGCAATTATCGATCTCTATATGGAGCGTATAAAAAGTACGCGGCTGATGATCAAGGGCAGCGCTAGGAATGCGGAAGATATCCTGAACGCCTACACTCGCGACAATTATGCCAAGATGATCATCATCAAGTATTGCGATGAGCGTAAGTCACTGGTCAGCAGTTACGGCTTCGACAGCAAGGAAGTCGATATGTCGATCACACGCTCCGCAATTCTTGGGCGGGTGGAGCATGACGCTACTCCCGGGCACATTGACTACTATCTGGAAGAGGGGATGCTGAAAGCGTACTGCGCGTCGATGAGTTTCGGTTACTCAGACTTCAAGCGGCAATTAGCGGCCATGTTCACCATGACGCATATGCCCAAGAAGAACATGACGGCGAAGACAAAAGGCCCGCAGATGCGGGTTGCGGTGATCAAGATTAGCCGCCGAATAACAACGCTGGAAGACGACGATGAAGGTGCGCTATCCGTGGGATGAGGTTGAGCGAGGGCAGGGATTTTTTGTCCCTGCCCTTGATACCGCACAAACTCGTGAGGAAGGACTACGCGCTGCCCTGATGCTGAAACTGACAGACGCCCGAGCTACCCCGGGCATCCGCAACGGTTTTATTGGCGTGTGGTTCTATCGCCTTGGTTAGATACCTTGAGCAGTCTTTCAGCGTAGGCATTCTCAGCGTTTCGTAGCCTCTTGATGAGGACATCTTTCTGTTCAGTCGTTAGCTTGGGCGAAGCGGTGATTTGCCGCTCTTGCTTTGCCCACACACCTAGCTGCTTATAAGCCGCACCAGACACGCTTGCCAGTGCCAACTCATCTGCGTACTTGGTGGCAAACTCCCGCGCACCCGCGAGATCCCCGTCGTCTATCTTCTTCTTGTAGGTGTTCTGCGCCTGCTGAACATCCTTCATTTGGGCGAAGGCTTCGTCCAAGATACCACGCCCATCGTTGGGCTGGAACAAGCCGCCGATAAGCACATTCTTGCTCAAAGGCTTGGTAGGCTCCTGCACTTCTTTGCCGCCGGGGGCTGGCTGCTTGAGCAGTGGGTTGAGCAAAGACATCGCTGCAATGCCCGCGCTTCCGGTATAGCCGCGAACAAGGTAGTCGATCTTGATTGGGCTCAGGCCCACTTCACCAGTGACGCTGCCGATAAGTTTGGCAAGTTCTGTAGTTCCCGGACGAAAGCGTTCCGTAGCTTTCAGCCCCTGTTCGCGTGGAGACTCAATGTCACCGCCAAAGAATGACTTGCCCAGCACCACTTCCGTAGCGGGCTTAATGCCCTGTGGCAAGCTGAACGGATTGGACTGCCAAAGCAGTTTGCCGATACCGCCCACTGCTTTGCTGGCGCTTTCGTCGTGCGCCCATACATCCACAAGCGCTTCTGGAATTGCCTTGAACAAGTACCCAAGTTCAAACATGATGGGCACACGAACGGGCTCATCAAGCCCGGGGATACGAACGAAGAAGTTGTTGTAGCGCTCTTCTGGCTTGGCTTGCTTGTACGCATCATCGTCCTGCATAAGCGCGATGTACGCCATCGTAGTAGCGGTCACCATAGCGCCTCTGGCAAACAGCTTCTTTTGAATCTCAAGCCGCTCGTTGTTGTCCATCTTCCCGCGCATAGCGCGATACAGTACATCCAGACCCTGAAGCTGTGCGTTGAAGAAAGGAATCAACGTGGACAACAAACGCGCACTAGCAGACAGGCCGTGACGGCTGAAGTTCATTGACTCTTGCGCCCGCATAAGCGCTTGCAATTCGGTCATGCCCTTAGCGATGGAGTCTTTGTAGATCGTCACGCGAGTAGCAGCATCACCCTTCAGCGCAAAGGCATCAGCCTTGCTCATGAGCTTTTCCCAGCCACTCTTGCCGCTCTGCATATCGCGGAGGAAGCGGGCCATATCTCGCTGATCGCCCGTATAGACGTTACTGGTGATTGCTCCCGCCGCCATCAAGCGTTCTTCCTCGGGACTACGACCCGCCACCATCTTGGTGAGTTCTTTCATGCTGTTGAGCACGGGAACCCCGTCCATACCCGTGGTCATCCACGCAATCATTGGGTCACGAATCGCCTGTCGAATCGCGTATGCGGGCATACGAGTCACCGCTAACCGCAACAAGTTAGTTGGCATACCCATCATGCGGATGAGGAACGGCATACTGGTCGCAATACCCTCCATGCTCTTGACGAACATATCGGCGGGAATGCCATACGTGTCGGTATCAACAATCGCGTATTTCTTGACCCCGTTGTCGAAAAAACGAACTGCTCCTTCGGGTCCATCGCCCTCACCAATGCGCTTGATCGCGCCCATCTTCAATAGCGTGAAGCAAGTGTTCTTGGTGCGGATATTTCTCAACGCCATCTCGGTCAGCATCGCCGTGTTCTGGATCGCGCTGGTGTAGATAGGCATGATCTTGCGGTTGCTGCCGACAAGGTCTTTCAAGTTAGGCTGCTGCTTGATGTTACCGATTCGGACAATACTCTTGCCGCCCAGATCCAAGATCACGTTGCCGTTATCGACGCGGTAGAACGGAACATATGGCGTCTCCTTAAGGCGGTCACCCACCTTCTTGGACAGTGCGCCGCACTGCACGGTGAAGTCGATAAGCCCGTTGTTGTATGCCTTGTACTCTTTAGCCGCTGCCTCGAACGCCTCCTTGGCTTTCGGGTTTGCTTTCAGCAGATCCATGACCTCAGCGTAGGCATCCTTGGCAATCTTCGGGTCCGTGTTCAGCTTTTCCCAACCGAGCTTCTCAGCGCGTTGCCCAGCGATATAGGCTGTGAAGTACGCCTCGGTAGTAGCCTCGTTCCCCAGCTTCGCTTGACCCGCAAGTTCAGCCACACGCATGAGCGTAGCGCCCTTGACGCTGTTGAAAGTGATCGACTTTCCGTTCGGCGTATTCTGAACCGCCAGTTGCAGCGGACCATGCGTGATGGCTTGGTTGACATAAGCGTTGCGGTTCTCACCCGCACGCAGGTAGTACATCGCCTGCTCGCCTTCGAGGCTGGACAGAACTTTCTTGTCCACGCCCTTGGTCACAGCCGCGTCAATTGATGCCCAGCTATCCAATGCCGCTTGGCGCAAACGAAGCCCAAGATTACCCGCCCGGACCTTAGCCCACAGCGTGGGCTCTTCCGCTACAAGCGCTGCGGCAGACGAACTGGTGATGCGCTCACCTTGCAGCATATCGGTCAGCGCGTCTGACGCGGTGAGTCGATATCGGGGGGCCATGCCCTTTATGCTCTCAGCCGTGGGCGCTTCAACCTTAGTAAACAAGCGATCAGCAGCAGCAAGCGTAGCGTCGCGCATGTTTGTAGGAATATCTACACCAAGCAGTTTCAAGACGGTGTTCTTGAAAGACTCCCACGCATTTTTAATCGTCCACGGTTTGCTATGCATATAGTCTTGCAGATTCTTGTCTGACAAAGCTTCTGCAACAAACTCGCTAAGGCTTGACTTGGCGTTTTCGTTCTTTATGTTGTCATCGCTTTTTATTTCTTCATAAAGTGCTTGTAGTTCCTTTTTAGCTGCAAGTTGATCTGGCGTGAGCTTCGACTCATCCATTTTAATAAGGCGCTCAGTGGCGGCATGAACCGCTTCGTGGATAACTGTCTGTTCATTCTGACCGTGAGCCTTGTCAATCCAAATAGTGCTGCCATCAGCAGAACATGCGCCGCGAGCAAAATTACCCTCGTTGTCAGTAAGACCATCAACCATGTTGACATGGGTTTCTTTTAGTAAAAACTGCAAGCGTTGCGCAACCGCTTTGATAACATCGTTGGTTGTCGAGGACGCAATATCCCCCAACGTGCCCTGCAAATCGTTACTAGCTAACCCATCTTTAGCATCCTCGTTTAGTGGGATGTCTTCCGCCTCTTCTACCCCAGTTCTAAACGCAGCTTTAGGGGAACGTGGCTTGGCCTCCTGCGTAGGTGGCTCGGTGTCAGGCGTTTCGTCCGTGGCAACAAACGGCTTGCGCTTGGGGTTGACCTCGGCGGATGTAGCGCCGCGCTTGACCTTGGTGGTAGTAGCGCCTTCCTTGCTTTCGGTAGACCCCGTTCGCATAGTTCCCGGCTCGACGGTGGCCTTGCGAACCACTTGCTCCGTGCGCTTGGTTCTTGGCGTCTGCTTACTGGCAGCAGTCTCGGCAGTAGCCGCCTTGAGGCGTTCAGTAGCGGCCTTGAGCGCGTCTTTGTAGACTTGCGACTTGACGCCTTCCTTGATACCAACCGCTTGCAACGCGGCCTTTGCCGCATCTGTCAGACGGATGTAGGCTTCGCTTTCTTTGCCAAATTTCTTGATGATCTTGTCGCGCTTGATCACCCACTCACTTCTGGCCTGCGTGTAGGCTTCTGTTTTTCTGCCCTCATTGAGCGCCAACTGGCGAAGCTCCAGTGAACTCGCGGCTTCTTGTTCCACATCCCCCGCTGCTATACGTGTAGCGGTTGCGGCTTCCTTGGAAATTTTGTTGCGGCTGCGCCCCAATGCGTCTACGGCGTCTTCTTTAGTCTTTGCAACATTTGACGCTCTCCTAAGCGGAGTCGTCTCGTGCATCCCCTGATAGATAGCGAAAATCTTTTGGCTGGCAGGGGCAATATGTGCAATAAGCTCGTTGTACTCTGACTCCGCTGCATCAATCTTGCGCTTAATTGCGTACTTTTCTTCGTTTGTAAGAGGGCGGGTAAGCGTCGTCTCGCCTTTAAGACGGGCCTTGAGGACCGCAACCTTGTCCTTCATTCCAAGCGTGATGGGTTTAACGCCTGTGAATTCTCCGGGGACTACGGACTTGCCGTAGTTGATCTTATTCGCGGCTTTCTCGATCCCCTTAAGCCACGTAGGAAAAACCGTAGGCTTACCTTCGGGCGTCAGCAGGGGCATGACCCCGCTTTCCAAAACAGCCGTGTACTTTTCACGGGCAGCATAAGCATCAACCGCTTTCTGCAACAACGACTTTTTGGCGTTGCCTTGAGGGTTCTCGATGCTCCGCTTGATTTGCGCGATCTTCTCCATCCCGGCATCGAACTCTTCTGGCGTGACGGTGCGGGTGAGCTTGAGACCTTTGAGATTAAACCGCTTATCCAGCCCATCAATTAGGCGGCGGCGTGCGGCGGCTTTTGCGTCTGCATTCTGCGTCTGCGCTTCGCGCTCCTTAGCGCGGGTTGCATTGTTTATGTACCGCTCATGGTCCCCGTTGAGGACAGAGGTACGGATGAGGTTGGCATCGCTGAAAAGATCCAGTTCTTTAGGCGCTTCACCAGCCCTTGAAGGGGCGGTAGCCCAGAACTTATCAAGTCGGGCTTTCTCGAACGCTGCGTCAGCGTCTTCTTTCGTTTGTCCAGATGGTTTCTCTGCAAACTTTTCTGCGTCTTCAGCAAAAGGCCATTGGCTCTTTTGATAGTCGTACTCGGGCGGGGCTTTGTCTTCCAACTCGGCAGGAGGAATGGGCGCTTCTTCTTCAGTGAACAGCGGCAGTGTCTGTCCACGTTCCCGGTTTGCGCGTTCTTGCTCTGCTTGCGCGTCCGCCGCTGCCCGCTCTGCTGCTATACGATCTTCTTCCGCAGCCTGCTTGAACATATCAAGCGTCTTAGGACCGCGAGGAGGCAATTTGGGAAGGGGTCTAGCTTGTGCGGGAGTCTGGGCAATACCTGCAATAGGGGCCACAGGTTCTGCATCCGCGATTTCAGGACCGGAAGACGGGGCGGCTTGCGAAGAGAACAAAGGCAACGTCTCACCCATGCCTGTACTGGCGCGGGCTTGCTGGTCCTCGATCTCTGTGCGACGACGTTCGATGTCCTGCTGAATCGCGGCTTGCTGGGCTTTTGCTGCGGCAAGATCAGCTAAGTGTTTGTTCTGGGCTTCAAAGTCGCCATCAGCGCCTGTTTGCTCGACTTGCCCACCAAGGGCTTCAATCTGCTTGTTGAGCCTTTCAAGCTCGGCTACCTGTCCCGGAAGCCCTTGGAACTCTTGCGGAGTACGGTCAAGCGAGAACCCTGCTGCGCCACCCTGCTGCTCGATCAAGCCTGCCAGATTCTGTTTCTGTGCCTCAAGCGCTTTGTACTTTTCAAGCAGCGTGGTATGGGTCTGTGCATCTCCCGCATTAGCGGCTTGTTGCAGTTGCCCTGCAAGGGTAGAGGTTTGCTGATTCAGCGTCTCGTACTGCGCCATGAGCGTCTGCACGGGTGTCTCAATACGCCCTTCGGTTGGCTGCTGCGCTGCGGCCTCAGTTTCTAATTTGGCGTATCGCGCACGCTCTGCGAGCAACGGGGCAAGCTGGCCTTTACGTGCTGCGTACTCTTCACCCAGTGGCTTGAGCGTTTCATTCTTGAACGTATTAGCCGCATCCTTGGCTTGCTGATACGCGGCCTTTTCCTCGTCTGAAGCGTCTTTCTTCGGCTTCTTGGCCGCAGTTGAAAGCTGCTGCATCTGTTGCAGCGCGGACTGATAGTCGTCGTGCAACTTGAGCAGGTTCTCGGGCTTGCTTTTCTCCGCTTCTTCTGCGTCTTGGGTGGCTTTATTCTCCGCAGCAATCCGCTCATCCGCAGCCTTCTTGGCGGCGGTCATGGCGCGACCCTTCTCCATATAGTGACCAGCAGGCGCAATAACGCCACCAAGGACTGCACCACCCACGAAGTTGTCGAAGTATTCTTTGCGTGCCTCGGGATCTGTCAGACTCAGCCCTGCTTGCATCCGCTCAAGTACTTGCTGCGATGCCTCAGTCAAACCCTCTACGCCTGCAATTTGTCCCGTTTTAAACGTGTACTCGGCCAGCGTCTTCTTGAGCCCTTGCTCTGCAAGCGTCTTGAGTTCCTTCTCGGACAGCTTCATTCCCGCCGCACCAAACATTCTGCCCAGTCCCGGAAGCATCTTCAGGGACGCAATGTCGAGTATGGTCTGTGGGATAGCCGCCAGCGCAGCCGCGCCAACATCCGCATTTTGAATCGTTTTGCCCGTATCTAGCTGTCGCCCAAAGTTGGAAGTTGTAAACTGGGCTGCGCTGGTCAAGCCAGCGGCACCTGTGCCCAGCAGCGCCGCACCAGCCATCTCAGGAGCTAGCGCGGCAATACCAGCACCAGCCGCACCCGCAGCAACCGGGGCCAGCATATAAGCCGCCGAAGATCCTGCCAACCCCTTGATGTAGTTAAGCGGGTCTTCTGAAAACTCTACTTGCTTGTAACGCTGCTCGTTTTCTTTGTTTACTTTTTCGCGGTACTTAGCAGCTTCTTCAACATCCCCCGCCCCAAACCGACTCGCCAAAGCCCGCGTGTCTGCTAGTAGCCCTCGACCCGTAGCCTTAAACGCGGGCATGAACCCGCTTTCTGGAGGGGGTAAAGCAGGGGCAAAAAGTTCAGGAAACCGTTGTTGCGCCGAAGCCATTGCATCGGCGTAAGACATACCGTCAGGAACTTCAATAGCGTTCCCTCCGGGCAACCGAATGTACTTAGCCATGTTTTAAGAGCCCTGCGCTGGTGCTACCAATGAGAAAACTTTATCACCACCCGCACTAGCAGACAAACCTACACCCCCCGCATAGGGGCCAAGCAGGGGATGTCCCGCCATGCGCGAGCGCAAAAGATCATCAAACATGGCTTGTTTCTTAAGTGGGTCTTGCTCCATCGTATAAGCCGTATTTGTTTTAAGATCATTCTGCACTTGATTTTGTAACGTGGTATAGGCTTGTCCAACCTTAATGTCTCTTGTGCTTGCATCCTGTAGCATTTTCAAACGCGCTTTAGAATCTGCATTGATGGCCGCATAGTGCGCCGCTTGGTTGTCAGCCTGCCTAGATTGAATGCCAAGCCCCAGCCCCGTAAGCTGATGCTCCATTGCCTTGTTTGCTTTATTAGTCGCAATCTCTTTGTACTTAGCAGCGGTAGCCTCATCATTTTTATCAAGCGCAACACGGTAGCGGCCCAAAGCAATTTGCGCGTCGGTGGCTTCTTTTACCGCCTTAGCATTGTCGGCTTTTTGTTTTCCGGTAGCGCCCGAATAGGCTTTAATAGCATCGCCTACGGCGGGAGCAAAATACGGAGATTTGCTGGACAAAAACGCGGCTGAGATGCCCAACAGTTGCTCTTTAACGTCGCCTTTTTTACGGTCTTCAATGGACTGCAACAGGGCGTTAACAGCGGTCTGTTCTGGTTTAAGCAACTCCGCATTTTCTTTGCGGCGTTGGGCCATAAACGGCTCTAGCTCTTTACCGATATCTGTAACAGACTGCTCTTTGGTGTCGAACGTCGGGAGCTTAAACGCAGAGGCTGCGCCTGCTAGGCCGGGAAGCCGAGAAGATTCCGAACTCGACGCATCAACAGTAGCTTTTTTATCGGGCGCAGCGGGTGCTGGCGCAGGGGCGGGCGCATTAGCCGCCACTTTTTTAGCCGCAGGTTCTGGTGCGTAACGTATATTCATCCCCCCAACTTGACTGGGGCGGTTTGCCAGTGCTGAAGAAATCCCTGCTAACGCACTGGGGATATCTGCCACTGTGTCATATACGCCTCTTCCCAAACGCTGCGCCATCCCGCCACTACCGCTGTCTTGCGCCGCTAGTGCAGCCCTTACCTCCTCCGCAGTAAGCGGCGGACGGTCAGGCATCCGGTCAGGAACACGCTGCTTAAAAAGCTTTGTCAGCGCAAGGGGGTCTTTAACCAGCCCCTCGTCAGCAAACGCGACAATCCCACCCCCTGCCATTTGAGGCATAGGGCCAGCGGGGGCTGCACCAAGACCTTGCTCCATAGGGGGTATAGCAGCACCACCACGGACTTCGGCTCGACGCGCCTTCTCCATCTGAATTTCTTGCGCTAACTCGGGATGCTCTTGCTCGGCCCGATCAAGCTGTTCATCAGACAGTTTCGGGAGGATCTCGCTAATACCCCCACCACCCGCGTAACCAACGCTGCCACCGCCCGCATACCCAACAATACCGCCTTTAGCTGCCGCAAGTGCCGCAGCGCCAGTCCCAAGTCCTGCTAGCGTACTCAACGTATTGGGTGCCGCTTCATACATCAGCGTCTGATTCCTTGAACCAATCGCAGGGTTCTTGATCAGGTCGCTCATGAAGCCCAGTTGCTTATAGGCGTAGTTCTGCTGATCCATGAAGTTCTGGTACGCGATATCGTCCGCTCGCTGCTGCTGCGCCTGTTGCTGTGCCCCGTAGGTATTCAACAGTTTATTGATATCCATACCTTGTTGGAACTGCTGCCCACCAAGTTGTCCAAGCAACTGTGCTGC